TTCGGGCCGATGTACGCACCCGAAGAACCCGAGATCGTCACCGAAGACGCATCGGACGGATCAACCCACAGAGCAGGGCTGAGGTCCAGCGGCGACCAGGAGGTCAATCCAGCCAGCCAGAACGCGTATTGAGCGTCCATAAAGTTTGAACCAACACCGCCATTGGTGATGATATAGTCGCGATACGTCTCCCACGACGTGAGGCCTTCGGTGGTACGCCAGTTCATCAGGCGCTCCGTGAGATCGCCCGTGTATCCCTCCGCACCAAGTGCGTCGAACGCCAGATCTTGCGTTGTTGATGCCACTAGACGGCTCCGCTCATTGCCGTGTCACCCTGTTGGGCCATGAGTAGATCCTGGGGGGCCATCTGCGGCGCTTGCACGCCGAACTGGCCCTGCTGGGTCGGATCATTAGGAATGTTGGTGCCGCCTTCGACGGCCATCTGCTGGTTCTGCATTGTCTGCTGCTGGAGCTGTTGCTCCTGCATTTGTGTCTGCATCTCTAGCTTCTTCATGGCGTCGGCCGAAATGAACTTCTCGAACCCACGGATCTTGAAGCCTTGCTGGAGAACGTGCTTGTAGAGTTGGATGGGATCTGCGATCCCCATCTCCATGAATGGCGTGGCAGCCTGGACCAAGCCCAAGGCGTCCTGACGCCGCTGCTGGTCGTTGCCTGGCTGGGTAGACCCAGCTTCAACGGCAAAGTCGTACTCGCCAAGGATGTCGTCACGCGTGTACGGGAACCACAGGTTCTTACCCTCACGGCCCACAACTCGGGCCACCTGATCGCCGCTTAAGAACTGCTGAGCAACTTGGAGTTGCATCCGCACGATGGCCGTAACGAAACCTTCGATGATGCCGAGCTTGTCCGCACTGCGTGCGTTTGTGGCGTCCTGAATCATGGCGGCTTCCGTGGCCGTGCGCCGAACGGAAGGCGAAATGCCACGCTGATACTCGGATACGCCCGATACCTCACGGGCGTCGGCCGAGATGATGTCGCTCAGGTTGTACATATCCGCAGTCATGTTCGACTGGGGCATGGGGGCGAACAGGTCACCGAACGGACGATCATCGTCCACGGGGACCATGGTGTTGTCCGCATCGCTACGGAGCGCAGCAATGCCGTCTTCCCCAAAGCCGCTCTTGCGGTAGAAGTACTTGCGAGCGTAGCTCTTGCGGTTGTTGAGGAGCGCCGAACGTGTAGCGTTCAGCTCCATCTGCAACGGCTCCAGCATCTCCAGATCCCCGATGGGATAGAAGTGCCCTGGCACGTCGTAGTTGCGAACCATCGCAAATGGGTGGCCCATTGAGTAGGGCATGTCCATTGGCTCGACCAAGAAGTCTGAACCGAACTCGGTAAAGACGCACATCTTGCCGCTCACCAGATCGTAATGTTCCCATATGGCCACGCGCAGGATGTTGTCGCCAGCACGGCGACGTTCCTTCTCGACGAGGTACTGGGCGGCAACCATTGAAGATCCCTGGGCGTCCATCCGTGCCGACTGCTTGTATCGTTTGTCGGCACGCACCTCCTCCAGTGGGCGGATGATCCGCTGGGTAATCCAGCGGGCATCCTGCATGCAGGTGGCGTCGGGATCTACGTAGATGTCGAACGGGGAAACGCGTTCCATGAACGGACGGTCCTCTTTGACGACCGTCTTTGTTTCCGTTATGGACTCGGCAATTTCTTCGTACGAGGGAACCAGACGTTCGTTCTCTGGATTTTCGGCCAAGTACGTATCACGCTCATCGGCCTTCTTCAAGAAGGCGGAGTCGTATTCGGCACTGGTCATCAGGCGCTGACCCTCAAGGGTGCGCCATCCGACCTTGACCCAGCCATGCCCAACCATCAGGAAGTCTTTGGACGCCATCCTGAATGGGGATTGCATGTCATAATGCTTCCACCAGTAGTTTAGAATTGCCCCCGCTATTACGGAGCGGTCTTCGTTTTCGGGTGCGTTAGCCAGCACGCTGATCTTCGGCATTGATACCGAGATCGCAGGAAATATGACGTTGATTGTGCTGAATGCAATGTTGATCGCAATGCGATCCTCATTGTTCATGTAAACTTCGGAGAAGTGCTTGCCCCGATACAGGTCAATTAGACGCAGCCACATGGCGTCAAAGCCCTGCTGCTTGCGCCACTCCTGTACCAGGGTGATATCCTGCTGATACTTCTTCAGGCGGTCGGTGTTCGTCTTACTACGAGCCACAGCTCAGTTCCTCGATGTCTCGTAGGCAGGTTTAACGAACACGCTCAATCTCGCGACCGTCGGCCGCAGCGTTGGCAATGATCTCGCTAGATAGCTCATGCTGGGTGTAGCCGTCGGCGGTAGATGCCCTGAACGCCTGTGGCAGGGAGAACGGCGAACCGTTCTCCCGCCAATAAGCGCACTTGCACCCGAAGCACCGATCTGGCCCAATGGCGCAGTGCTGGGAGCCGAACGACATCAGTCGATGATGCCCTTGCCAGCGGAACCAACGCGCTTGTGTTCGCCAGTGCCCTGGCCGTTGACTCCACCAGGCCGTGTGTCGCCCAAGTACAGCGGCTCGCCGCCCGAAGCTGGGGCTTTCTGTCCACCGAAGGTCGGCTGGTTCTGGCCAACCTTGGTGACATCGCCAGCGGGGAACGAAGGAACGTGCTGCCCACCCGAACCGTTGGGGCGCGCAGGATCGCTAAGAACCTGGGCGCTCATCTTCACCGTGCCGAAGGCCGTAGCGTCGCTATGAGCCATGTGTGTCTCCCAAAGTGCTGTCTAGATGGAATGCGTGGGCGTTGGCCCACCTAGCTAGTAGGATAACCGTCCCGAAGGCCGCATATTATGCGACCCCAGACGGCTTGCCTCGGGCTTGTCCGATTGCTTGGCCCACCAATCTAGAGTCCCGACATTCGATTCCTTTGGGGCGTATTCGGGAGCGAAAGCAAACTGACGCATAAAGTTTGCGATCCCCAGCGACATCACTCGGTCGTCGAATGGTGAACCACTCATCTTGCCCTTGTCATCTCGCACGTAGTTGCGCAGTTCCCTGAGTGTGTCGGCGCAGGGCACCTCCAGATCGTTCCTCAGCGCCTTAGCCAGGTCGTCGATCATCAGCGGCTTGGATTCCTTGGTTGTTAGGAACCCATATCTGGTAGACATCTGGGTAGTGGTAGCGCCGATCTCTCGGCGTCGCCACAGGCGGGGATAGGACGAGCGCTTCAGCGTAGACACCACGGAGATGCCGTGGTTGTTGGCTTCAACGCCCAGCAGCGCCCCGTAGTAGTGCGTTCCCAGGCCAAATAGCTCCTCACCGAACAGGTCGGGGTCTACCCGACCGTGCCAGTGCGCCACTACCTTGGATTCCCGCACGTCAATGACGTGAGCACTGGATGCGTCGCCGTGGGCCAAGCCCTCGGCTACGTCAGCCCCAATCACGTAGACATGGCCCTCAACTGGGTAGTCCCAAATCTTGAGCTTGCCAAACTTGTCCTCGTGGACCTCAAACGCCCGTTTGGCCAGGGCAAACAACGCCCCCTGGATGATGGGTGCCTCGGGTTGTACCGCTGCCAGCTTCTCCACGTCAAAAACGGGGTTGCCTGACTTTAGGAACGCCTCCTCGGGCGTTGTGGGGTACTCCTGGGCCAGTACCCAGGGCAGCATGTCACGTTGCTTGCGCTCGTACCACTCGTCGTCACGTTCGGGCACGGCACGCCAGCTATAGAACATCGTTTGGAACGAGTTCTCCTTGCGGACGGCTTTCTCCCACTCACGGTGGAACCAGTTGCCCACGCCGTTGGCTGTGGACAACCCAATGATCTGGCCACCGATGTCGGCCGTAGGCTCGATTGACGCCCAGGCGTCCTCGTCGTTGGGAAGGTGGGCCCATTCGTCCACGATCACGACAGAACCCGAGAACCCACGGCCAGGGTTGCTGGCCGAGGGCAGCGAGTCGATTTGTGACCCGTTGGAGAACTTCATGGACTCCATGGTGTCGTTCAGCAACCTGGGGCCACGTGTTCGCAACCATTCGGGCATGCGTTCCAGGCCGAACTTCACTATGGCCAGCAGCTCACGCGCTTCACGTTCGCCCTTGGAGATGAATAGCACGCGTGTGTCTTCATGGAAGAACACACGCCAGAAGGCATAGCTGGTCGTGATGGTTGACCAGCCAATCTGCCGTGCTTTCAGCGTAAGCCAGTTCCCACCCGCCGCAAAGTTCTCCAAAGCGATCCGCTGAGGCTCCCTTAGCTCCAGCAGACGCCGCCCCTGGGGGTGGCGGATGTGCCAGAAGTGCTCAGCCCAGTAAGCTGGGTCCGAGACGCATTTCCGCCAGATCAGCTCTTGCTTGGCCTTGGCCTGGAGTGACATCAGTCAATCAGCCCCGCCAGGGCAGCCAGCTCGGCGTTCGACATGCTGTCAATTGATGTGTCTTGGATCACAACGGTGTTCTTGGGGGTGAAACGCTCGACCATCTGCATGTACTGGTTCGCCGCCGTGACGCCAGCGGCGTCCTGGCGAGTCGTAGCAATGCGGTACAGGTTGTCCATGACCGCCTGGCTCCGTTCGATGCCGACGTTTAGCCGTTGGGCTCGATGCTCCCACTCACGGATGAACCGTGGGTCGCTTTTCCATTTACGAACCGTGCGCTCGTTGACGCCGATGGAATGGGCGTACTCGTTCTGGGACTCGGGGAAGCGTGGGTAGGTCAGCAGCCACTCTAGGAAGCCGTCTGCGGCGCTCGGCATTGTTTCCTTGCCATCCACCACCGACCACCTGTACTCCTCGCTGTGGGAGCTTCTAGGGGACTCTGAACGGACTGGGGCACGGAACGACTTGTTGGCTGGTTTCTTGACGGTAGGGTCCGCCTGAAGGGCTGTCATGTTTAGTATGAAAAATGTCCCGCTTCAGGCGCAAACCGATGCCCAGTCATGGGCAACGGTTTGCCATGGCGGAGCGCCCGCCAGGGCTCTCCGCACATGAGCATGTTATGTCTTGGAGCGAGCGCAGCTAGAGCGACAAGACAGCATGTGCAGACACATCAAAAGAGGCGGACACAACGAGAGGGGGAGTCGTGAACGCGAGACAGACTCCGTTGGAATCTTTTCTTGTGGTTCATGTTTCGTACCATTACGCTATCGTTTCACTAACGCTTCATGGTACTTCATTTGGTTGGAAGGCTCATGTCCCTCCGTTGGTTCCCGTAAAGTTAGAAAAACGTCC